TATTTTGACAATGTATCTATTGCTATTGCTAAATTAGGATTTGATACATCAGTAATATTTTGATTAAAAATATTATGTCTTGCTAATAAAGCTGATGTAACTAATTTTTTTTGATTTTCGTCAATAAAATCAACTTGTTTACCATTATCCATATCACTAGCTAATTTTTGTGCTAATATATTATTTTGTGTTATTTCAACAGCTTTTTGAAATTGTGTTTTACTAGCACCTGGCAACATATTTAATACATATTCAGTTGCATTAGAATTTTTACCATCTTGAAATTTGACTATATTAAATGGTTGTGTAGGTTCTTGTAATCCTTCTAAATCATATGTTTGTTTAGAAGCCATCATAGATTTAATTTTATCACCATTATAGTTTTCGTATAAATCCATAGCACTCTTAACTATAGCTTTTCTATTAAACTCATTACCTATATAATTTTCATATTTTTTAAATATAGGATTTTGTGCATCTTGTATATTTTCTAAATCATCTGTAGTAAGTTTTAATTGATCATTACCTTGTGCATAACTAGCAATATATTTTAAAGCACTAGTTTTATCTAATTTTTTCATACTACTAACAATTCGTAATACTTCTGTATTTTTAAGATCAGTTTCTAAATCTTTTTTTAAATTATTACCAGAGTATCTCATAGTAGATACTAATGATGTTTCTGCACTACCATATATTTCATTAAGATTTTTAAATGTAGTATTAGCAGTATAACTATTAATATTAGTTATTGGTGCATCTGTATCAACTATATTTGATAATTGCATAGAAGTTATATCTTCATTATCAGTTCTGCTAGTTTGGAATCCTTCTAAAGCAATTGAATCATTTCTAGCTCTATAATTTTTAGTTGCAAAACCTAAATTAGCTAAATTTTTTTGTGCTAATATATTAGATACATAATTTTTATAAACAGTAGGTGTAGATTCTATTAAGTTTTTAGAATAATTATCTACCGCATTCTTCATTCCATCTGGATCAAACTTAAATTTATCTTGTAGTTCTATATAATGATCTCTACTTTTATTATTAAAACTAACTTTAAAATCTGTTGCTTCATCAGCTTCAGCTTTTTTTCTAAATACATCTATAGCTTCTGATATAGGTTTAGATATTTGTGCTGCTATATTAGTATCTGGAAATTTTGGAATACCAATATTATCAGCTACACTTGATTTTAATTTAACTTGTCTTTTACCTTGTTTTAATGCCATTAGTCATCATCCATTTTATTTGTATTACTTAAATCATATTGTCCACCTTGAGGATTTGATTTATATGAAGTTGCATAAGCTGCAGTTTTAAATCCAGCTGATACTATACTTGAATAACCTCCGTATGTCTTTGCTTTACCCATAACTTTTGTTGAATAAATTTGACTTTGTAATTTTTCTCCGCCTCGTCTAGTATTTATTCTAATATTAGTTATATCTTTTTGAGCTATTCTATCTATTTCAGATTGTGTAGATAAAAAACTTCTACTAGTATCACTATAACCAAGACCTGCTTGTATAGCTCTATTAATTTTTCTTTTTTTATTTGCTTCTTCTAAAACATCATTAGAATCTTGTATTCCTTTTAAAACATTATATTTTTTTTCTTCTTCATATTCTTTTACAGTTTCTTTAGTTTGAGCTTTTTGAGCTTTGACTTGTTGCATAGTCCCAAATGCTTGTACAGCAAAACTTGCAATAGCTAATGTAACAGGATCAGCACTCATGCAAAAACTACCTCCACACTCATTCCTAATATTTTAATTGGCAAGGGATCATTTTGAGATAATGTAACAGTAGGATTTTTATCATATCCTATAAAAAAAAATTCTTTTTTTTCTGTTACAGGTGTTAAGTCAGAACCACCACTAAAATTAACTTGTTGGATTACTAAAGATTTAGAGGTTATGTCTGCAGCTTTGACATTTAAATCTAAAGTAGAATTAATATCAATGATGGCTCTTGAGATTCTTCTTGGTAGTCCAGTTAATGGACCTTCTGGTAATTCTTTATCTATTGGCATAGTTTCAATAATAGGTGTATAGTTAAATCCAATATTTACTCCAGTTGCTCTTGGTGAATTTAACGTAATAGTATCTGTTGCACTAACAGTAAACGCACCTAACGAACTATTACCTTCAACTGCATTAACAGATTCATTTGTATATATTCCATTAACAAAATGTAAATAACCTTTTACAATTGTTATAACAGCATTATCTGCTGGAGTTGCAGCTAAATTTTTATCTAAATTAAGATCATACGATCCACCACCATTATTAGTAAAAGCTTGAATAATATATTCTGTAGAGTTTCCTGCAATAGTAAATGTTTCGTTTATTTTTGGATCAGAAGTAAATCCATCTATTTTAATAACATCTCCTGTTTGCCCAGAACCTTGTACTAATGGAGTTCCTCTTTGCGATACAGTAGAATTTGTTTGCATATCTAATGTAGTACTATCATCATCTGCAAATTTTTCTAGTGTATAAACAGTAGATCCATTTAATTGTCTTTTTACAATACATACTAAATATTCATTTAAACTTATAATAGAATGAAATAAATCATTATTTTTAGTTGTCCATAAAGACCAACCTGCAATTTTTTCATCTCTAACTGAATGAAATACAGCTAGTGATCCATTTAATGTAGATCCATTATTTAAAAAAAAAGCATATTGTTCTGGTCTTGTAAAATTTCCTCTTACTACAGTTAATTGTTTTGGGCTATCAATTAAATGTTGAGCTAGTATAGATACCGAAGTTGATTTATAACCATCTTCAATATCAGAATAAATAAATTCTCTAACAGCTTTACCATTTTTTTGAACAAAACCTGCTGCTTGATCAAACATAATTGGAGCTGTTCTGCTAATACCATATGGAGTTTGTTTTAATACTGATACATTTCCAGGAGTTATAGTATTATCATTAGCTCTTGGAATATAATATTCTCCACCATCTGTAAATACTTGTAAGTCTTTACTTGACATTATATGTCTAACTTCGTTTACTTCTGAACCTGCAATATCTATATCAATAGCTTCATCTGCTTCTCCAGTTCCAACACTAAAATTAAAATATTCTGATATTCTTGAAGCAAGTATTCCAGATGGTCTAGATTTTAAACCACCAAACCAAAGTCTATTATTGTGAAAAGTAACAGCTTGAGGAAATCCTCTTTTAGTAGATATAGCTTGTTCTGCCCAATTAAAATGAGGACCAGTTGTTCCCATATCTTCTATAATAGTAATTTTTACCTGTGTAGCTGAAAGAAAACTAGTTATTTTACCTTGTTTTTTATTAATTTCTATATAATCTCCAACTTGATTACTTGTAAATGAACTTGCACTTGCAGTTACAGTTCTATTTATTCCTGTTGCATGAGAAGATAAACTTACACTAGTTAAACTTGCAGCATATTTATAAAATGGTCTAGTTGTTTTTTTAACTCCACTTACACTTACTGAATCATCATCATCAAATGCAAAAATTGATGCTGTAAAATTTGTTGCAGAACTTCTAAATATTTTTACTGTTGAATTATCTCTATGAGATATAAATATAGTATCTCCAAATTGAGCATAGTTTAATTCAAATAATTGAGCTGTTGTCCAATTACAATTACTTGTAATATTTGCAATTATTACATTTCCATTAATATCATAAACATCCATTCTATTATTAGATAAAGCTATAATAGCTATTTCATCATCAGAAAATATAAAAGGAATTAATCTAGATTCAGCAGGTAATGTTGCTAAATAAAAAGTTCCTGGTCTTCTCATAATACCACCTTCTGCTAATAACGCAAAATTTCTACATTGTTTAGTACCATTTGTATAAGCAGGTGTGTCTATACGTGTATTAAATAATGGGTTAAGCTCACCAGATGAAAAATTTGTTAATACAGTTTTTAATACTCTTGCCATTAGACATCAGTTCTTGTAGAGTTTCTTAAATTAGTAAATCTTGAAATATCAAGTTTTCTTGTAGTAACTTCTGCTGTATCAATATTTTTAGATATTAAAAATTGTCTATCAGCTAAATTTTTAAATTCTCTAATCATTCCTGCATCTCTTGCAACAGATCCTGCAAAAATAGAAGCAAGTTCATATTCTAAAGCAACTCTAAAATGAGGTGGAAAATAATCTTCTTCTACTCTAAAAATATAATCTAAAACTAAATTACTATTAGCTCCATAACTATTAACATAAATCATATCTTTATATCTTGTATATGGAATAATATAATCATTTACTGTTAGTGTATTAATTTGTAATACACCTGGATCAGCAGGTAATTGATAAGCATAATCATATCTTCCTACTGGTGCTGTTGATAATAAAGATAGTTGTTTTTGATTAGTAGAAAATTTCCATCTATGTCTTGTCAAAGAAGATTGAACAATATCTTCATAAACATTTGAAGCAACTAAAGCTTCTGTTGATCCATCACTAAAAGAAGATATAGGTTGTGCACCTATCATTACTAAAGCTCTTGCACATATATCTACTTTTGATGTTGCCATATTTTATAAAATTAAATTATTTGAGGGCGAAATAAATCGCCCCCAAAATATCTTTAAACGATTATGATCCGTTTACGACAGTTACAGTAGCAGCACCTGTAGCAGATGATACAACACATATATCAACTGTTTGAGTACCACCATTGCTTCCTACGCAAAGAATAATATCATTTTCTTTTAAGTTCTCAGTTGCTGAGTTAAAGTAACCAGAAGCAGCTATTGTAGCAATAGCATCTCCATCTGTATAAAAGAATACAGAGTTACCACCAGCTTCAGCAATCTTTTTGATTGGGTTTGCAGTTTCGTAAGCCATATATTCTCCTTATTCAGCACATTTTTGAACTCTAATACCATTGTCATCAATCAATGTACCACCTATGCTAAGCATAGAAGTAATTAAATGAGAAACTTTTTCTGGTATATAGTTCACTTCAGTTTTAACATCAGAACCTATTCCTAAGCCCAATGATGATTTGTGGAAAGCCACAGTATGTCTATCAGTAGAACCAGAAGTTTCTAGTCCACTGTGTACAAACCATAAGAATCCTAACCATCTTTTTGCAGTCATTCCTCCAGCATATGGAAGCTCACCTTCGCCTACATATTCTACTCTAGAGAATTGATCTAATGCCAGTAGATCAGACCATTGTTTTGGTCCTACTACCCAGTATCTTTGATTATCATCTGGAAGGTCATTAGTATTAAAAAGTTCCATCATAGATGTTGCTTTTCCTAAGTTCATACCAGTACCTGTTCCTGATGAGTTGTTCGCAAGAGTCGTAGCTCCATTCATAATCCCAGTTAATACACTGTCAGTTTTTCTACCTAAAGCATATGCTGCAGATTGTGCAACTATTTGTCTTTCGTCAATGTTTACCTTTAACTCGTCTAGCTTGTCAACGTAATCAGCTGCATAGTAATCAGTTAAAGTTGCGCTCACGTTAGAGTGAGATAGATCCATTGCTACTACTTCGGCATGTCTTGCTTTAGTGTTAGCTGCACCTTTTGCAACCTTCTGAAACTTAACAGTGTTACCATTAACGCCATTCACAGTTCTTATAAGATTCTTTAATTTAGAACCCATTCTTTGATAAGCCATGTGAACTTCTGCTTCAAACTGAGTAATAAAGGCATTTGTTATTGATGTTGCCATTTTATTGTCCTTTGTTTGTTGTTAAGTTACGTTATTTCCGATTATCTTACAAATGCAGTGGTTTGTTATCCTTAAGGGCAAACATTAAACATTTTTAAGGTCTTACAATAAAAATAGATTTGTTTAATTATTTAAACAACGCACAATTACATCCATATTTTAGGAATAGTAATTACTTCACCAAATTCTATATTACCTTTTTTGTCATACGAGTATGTTCCAAATAATGTAATATATTTTTTAGTTTCTTTGTATATCCACATTTGACTAGATACAGCTTTTGCAGGTTCATGTTCATCCATATCAGATTTACTAATCCAACCTGTATCACTAATTGCATCTAGCCAATGCAAATCTTTTTTAAGTTTTTTATACTTAAATTTATTTTTTTGATTCGTATGCTTTTTCATACAACTCTGTTACACGTTTTATATAACTATCATCTCTTTTATTAGAATCATAATATCTAGGATCATTCATCATAGATTTTAAATCTACTAAATCTGGAGTTACAGATACTTGTGTTGGTGTTGTAGGCATAGGACTATCTTTTGTCATAGTCATAATTTCTTCTATTGCTTTAACTCCTTCAGCTGTTGATGCTATACTTGAAAAAGTATTATATGCTTCTGGTGATAAATTTTTTTTCGACCAAAGCTCAGCAGCTTCAACTCTTTCTTTAGATGAATCTCCTAACTTTTCCATTTCAGTATTAACATTTGGTAAAGTTGCCATTGCATTTGTTATAAAAACATTAACACCTTCATCAAATTGTTCTTGAGATAAACCATTTTTTTTAGCTGTATCTTTCCACCATTGTACTATTTCCATATCATCTGATACAGATACATCTACATTTTCTGGAAGTTCTGGAAGATTAACTTTATATTCTTCTGGTGTTTTACCAAGTCTTTCTTGTTCTAAATCTTGTCTAACTTGTTTAGAAAGATCTTCTGTTCTTGAGCCTAATTTTTTCTCAAGAGCATTATAACTTGAAGCTAAGTTTTCTAAATTAACTTCTTTTCTATCAGCATCCCAAAATTTATCTTGTACAAATTCTGGTTTATCGCTTACAGTTTGTTCTTGTGTTTCTGTGGCGATTGGTGCTGTTGCATTATCATCTACCATCTTGTTCTCCTTTTTTTATTCTTGTTTGTATTACAGCTGTTAAAAATCTCATTCCTTCTAAATGAAATAATTTATTACTGTCTATATTAGGACCAGCAACTGCTTCAGTTGTAATTGATTTAATATATTCAAGAATTTTTTTTCCATTTTCATCCTTAAATACACCTGCAAAAATTTTATTAAGATTACGTTCTTCTTCGTCTGTTCTAACGTAACCATCAATAGATTGTGCAGGGATTGGTTTTTTTTGTTTAAGTCCATCCCAACTCATTATTCTGGTACTTCTCCTTCATTAGGGGCAGTTTGTAATTGACTTATCTGTTGTACTATTTGCTGTTGTTCTCCTTCATCACGAATAAGTTTTTCTGGTAAATTCATTTTTTCAGCTAAATATTTTGCAGTTTCATTTTGATTTACAATTACATTAATCATTTGTGGGCCAAAAGTACCTGCAATAATTTCGTTAAATCTATTTACATCAGAAACATCTTGCATGTGTTGAGCTTGGGCTAATGGTGATCTAGCTCCTATTTTAACTTCTCTACCATTAACTTTAGGTAATTCTATTCTACCTTGTTTAGATAATATTCTAATTATTCTTTTTAATAATGGATGTATAAATTCAGATTGTAATCTTCCAAAAGAAGAACCTATCTGTCTTGATAAATCTGCCATTCTTTCAGAAACTTCTGTTGCTGTCATTGGAGTTCCTTCTGGTCTTCCAAGAGCTTCCATGTATAAAGCTTTTTTAATATTTTGCCTCATATCATTTAATACTAACTGAGCTACATCAAAGTTAGATGCAGATTGTATAGCATTTAATCCTCTTGATCCTGGTGCTACTGGTATTAATGAACCAGGTACTAATGCAATATTATCTGGATTAATTACACCATCATCTTCATAAGTATAAACTCCAGATACTGACATTTGTGCATTTTGCAATATTAATTCTACAGTTAAATTACAAGTTTTTATTGCACCCATAGCATTAAATACTGGTCCTCTGCCATAAACTTCTCCAGAAGCTTTATTCCATCTAAATACTAAGTATGGATTAGATCCTTCGCCTGTATATTCTTCTTCAAATATAACTGCTTTAGGATTTTCTAGAACTACACAATATTTATATTTTTCTTCATTATGTAAATGAATTTTATATACTGCTTCAATAATTGTTAATTCTTTTTTTTGTTGAAGTAAATCAAAGTTTTCTGGCATAATTGCTTTAGGATATAAAACTTTAACATGTTCTGGTTTTACTTTTCTTGTTCTATATACTGTATCTATTTTACCATCTGGGCCATTTAATAAACATATTTTAGGTAATGGAACAGCTGTAAATTTAACAGGATTAACTGCATCACCTTCTTCTACTAACATACATCCAGTACCTACTGCTAAATCCATAAATGCTTCATGTACTTCTTGATTAAAGTTTGAGTTTTGTAATACTTCAAAAACATATTCAGTAATTTTATCTAACTGTAAATTAACTTGTGATTTTTGTTCTTCTGGTATTTCTACACCTGCTTGGAAGTCTGCCCATCTTGCAAAAGTTGGAACAATTCCAGACTGTAGTCTAGATGCAAATTCTTGCACACCTACTACTGCTGTTTCATCAAAAATTTTATCAGTTCTTTTTTGTCCAGGCGACTCATCATAAAAAGATTCTCTATTAGGTAAGCAATACTCATATGCTTCTTCAAACTTTTCTCTCCAATGATCTTTAACAGATACTGCTTCTTTATACTTTTCTAATATACCTGTTGCTTTATTCGAAGTATTTAATTGTGGTGTATTATCAATTGTATAGTCCATTATTTTTTTCTCCACTTGTTTTTAAGTTCTATAGTAAAAACTTGTAATTTAAAAACTATTTTATTTATAAATTTCTTCATCTAAATCTTTTAGTTTTTGCTGCGATACTTTTTGGTTGTTTAACAAACTGTTTTCCTTTTTTATTACCACGTGCTTTAGCTGCGTTAGTTGCTGATTTTTCTTTAGCTGTAAGAGCTTTCCAAGCTTTCTTAGGTAAATATCTTCGTTTGCCTTCTGATTTTTTACCACTACTTGTTTGCCATTTTTGTTTGCCCCATTTACTGAGTTTGTTAGATGAAGACTTAGATCCTCTATAGCCTCCACCTGCTTTTTTATAAATTTTGACAGCAAGTTGCATAGCCCTAGCACTGTGTTTTCCTCCCATTTTTGCTTTAGCTTGAGCTTTAGCTCTAGCCCATAAAGCAGGTTTAGTTTTCTTTGCAGTAGCCATTAAGCTTTTTTCTTATGTCTATTTGCAAAATTTCTTGCAGCAGCTACACTTCCAAATCCCCAAGCTTTTAATGCTAAAGCTTTTCTAGTTGGTCTGCCTTTACTATCTTTCATTGGTCCTTTCATTCCTGCAAACCTTGCAGCAAATGATACTCTACGAGGATTAGTACCTTTTTTAACAGGAGCTTTTAAATTAGATCCTTCTTTACGTTTAAAAAAAGCTCTACCTCTAGCATTTAATCCTCCTTTAGGATTTTGATAAACTTTTGCTACCATTATCCAAAGAAACCTCTACCACCTGCTTTACCAAATAAAGATCTAGAACCTATGATTCCTTTAGCAACTTTTTTATCATAAATTGCTTTTTCTTTTTCTAATTTTTTTTCTCTTTCTTCTTCAATTTTAACTGCCTCTGGAACTGTTGGTACAGGTTTTGGTTTTGGTTTTGGTTTTGGTTGTACTTTTGGTGCTGGTGGTTTTGGTTTTTTAAACGGATTTCCCATTATATCTCCTCGTCTATGTCATCAAAATCATATGATGTTAAAGAACCCATGTTATCTTCCATTTCTTGTAATAAATTATCTTCTTGATCATGAAGATCTCTTATTTCATCTATAATTTCTTGCAATGATTTTTTCTTTAGTTTTGGCATTTGTTTTCCAAAATGACTTATATCCTGCTTTTATCAACGCACAATATAATTGATATGGAGTAAAGATATACCATTTGTAAAAACCAATTAATCTCATAATAAATGAAACACAAGTCATATCTTTAATTCTTAATGTATGCCACTGATTTTTAACTGGACATCTTAAGACTTTAAAATTTTTTAAATAAAAAAGCATGTCTTCAATATCTTTTTTTTCAAGATAAGTTAGTTTTATTCCTAGATGAGTAAATTCTAAATGAACCCATAAATCATTTTTTTCTGAATAAGATAAAGCTCCACAATGTTTAAATCCTTTTTTTAAAAAGGTAAACCAATCAGAATCACTATGATCATCAGATTCATAGAAATATATTAACCATTCCGTTTGAATATGTCCCATACTTTTTTTTTATTTGCACCAGGCTTTTGAAATACATCCCATTGTTTTTTAGCAACAGTTGGCTGTGTTTGTATTTTACCAGACATCATTGTTCTACCTTCACCAGCTCCCATCATTAAATATTGTAAAGCATCATGAACGTGAGAGTATCTATTCTTTAATGGTTTTTCATCATATCTATCTCCAGATACTTGAAGTCTTCTATAATGATAACCACCATTAAAACCTTTTTTAAGATTAATACAATCAGTACTCATATTAAATCCTGGTGATCCATCTACTAATCTTGCAAGTGTAGAATCAACAGCTTCTATTCTTAAAGCAACATCATTAGATGGTGCAGGTATAGCTTTTAATCCACAGTTTCTCATAATTTGAAATGGAGTTCTTTCATCTGTTTGTGATCTAAAATCTCCAGCAGGATCTCCATAGATCATAACTTCATATCCTTTATATAATTTTGCAATTTCTCCTCTCAGTAATTCTGAGAATCTTATTACACCCATTTCAAAACAAACAAGCTCATTAATAATATTCCATTTACCTGTTGTAGTTCTTTGACCAAAAACAGCAGCAGGAGTTAATCCAAAGTCAACTCCAATCCATATTGGTTGTCCTGGTATTAAATCTATTTTATTTTTTGTAATGTGTAATTCTTCTTTGAAGCTGTGATACACAGGTTTACCTTCTTCAATAGATCCTAGTTTATTTAAAACATAAACATCTATCCATCCTTTTGTTTTACCTCTAATAATATTTTCATAATATTTTGGGGTTAGGTTTTTTTTATTTTCTGATTTAGTGTTATCTTCATATCCACTTATAAAACCATCCTTGCCTTTGTTTTCTAGCAAAGCAGGGGGTTGTGTATAGAAACTCCAGTTATCTGGTTTGATTAACATTAAAGCTTCATCTCGAGAGATGTGATCTGGTACAGGTACATCTGCTGCCATGATCGGCCACCAGTGATCTTCTTCTGGTGCATTGGTATCAGCTATAACTCCATACCAACTAGCTCCACCTTCTCTCATACTAGGAAATCTTCCTACCCTCATAGTACAAGCATCTATAATTGATTTGGGTATTTCTCTTGCTTCATTAACCCAAACGCCAGTCAATTCTAATGATAGTAATTTCTTAACATCTTCTGGTCTATCAAGAGCTAAGAAGATAACTTCTACATCAAGTTCACCAACTAAGATTCTATGAGTATAAGGAACGCTCCAGGCAAAGTTACCCCAAGTATCTTCTGGAAACCAATCTAACCATGTTTTAATTGTTGTAGTTCTAAGCTGTGGATTTGTATTTCTAATTACAGCCCATCTAGATTTTCTTTTACCTTCTGCATTCTTCTGTTGTAATAAAGCTCGTCTAAATATTTCAATACAACACGCTACCGATTTTCCAGAACCTACTGGACCACGCAGTCCTCTAAAGAAGTCTTCTGACTTCATAAATTTTTTTAAAGTATCGCCTTCTGGTTTGTATTTAAAATTAATCGACATTTACACCAACATTAGCTTTTAACAGATTGTATATAGTTTCTTCACCAAAAGCTTCTACAAGTTTATCAGCTTCATAGTCTGTTATCATGTGTGTTGGATAATTTTTTAAATGTACTTTCTTAACTATAGTTCTTAATCTATTACGATCTTTTAAACTTATATTATTGAGGAACGACATTTCAATTGTTCTACCCTTTCTAATACTATTTTCAAGATTTCTTCTTCTTTACCATATTTAGCTTCAAATTCTTTCTTAGCCATGTGTATAGAAAAGTTTCCTTGATGATGGTCATGACATAACGGAATAACATGAAAGTGGCTTGTACGTCTTCCTATGCCAGTTCCAGGTGGTCTTATATGGTGTAGGTTGGCTGGGCGTTCGCAGCAATAGCAACCAAGCTCAGCAACCCACCTCATATGTTCTCTTTCTTTCTTTGTCGCCATTACTTCTTTTTCATTTTTGCTATGATCTTTTTTTTAAGAGCTTCTGGTAATGATTTCTGTTTTCCTGTTAACTTGCTTTTTGCAGCAGGTCTTCCTCTTTTTGAACCATAGGTTCCTTTTCCGTAGGGCATTGTTCCTCCATTACTTGTTCGTATGTTGATCTGCATCCATCTGGTGTTGCAGCACTAGCCATCTGTATTGCTTGTATATCATTTTCGGCTGAATATACAATCTCTCTTTTGAGAGTGTCATCTTGCCATATATTAACTTTGTAATTCATGTTCTCTCCTTTGTTTGTTGGAAGGGAGAACCTTATAGAACTAAAAAAAATTTTAAAACGCACTTAGCAATGCTAACGCCCTTGCCCTTTGTACCTTGTTAGTTTCTTTTGAAGTTTTTTGGATTTGTTTAGACTCTTTGTATGAACGCCCTTTCTTTTCTTCGGCTTATCTCGTGGTATAAAATGTGTGAACTTCTGTTTTGCCATGCGTACCTTTTTGAACCCTGTTGTCTGTGATAGTCGCCTCGTCAGCTATGGCTGATGATTTTTGCCCCCACCCTCCGACTCTGCTAGTCGTAGATGTGTGGGTGCATACCAACGCCTCACGTTAAATCAATATTAATCTTAATATCCCCCTGTATGTTGTGAGATACCTTATCTGGTGCTCTCAACCCTACTCTATCGAGAATATCTCTACTAGCTTCTAGTTGAACGTATTCACTCCTCGCTCCTGTGGATAGCTCGATAAGTCTTTTACTCGCACTTACTGCCCCAAGTCCAAGAGTTTGTGCTACACGTTGTTGCATATACTGTTGTACCTTTGGTAAACGTAGTGTGCGAGAAGCACTTACTCTCGCTGAATCTTTACTAACATTCGTTGAATATCCTGCTGTTTTAGCAGCTTCTGTTATACTACACCCAGTAGCTACGATTGTATCTACTAAGGCTCGTTGTTTCTCTGTAAGATCGTCTTTCATAACACTTATTTATTCTACCCTTATAGGTACGTAGATATTTAATTTCATTGTGTCAAGAGAAATAACAGGACTTTAGTGGTATTGGAAACTCACATAACTATATCTTGTATGGCGACTTACAGGCTCTAGTTCGCTATGCTCACCCAAGCCCTTCGGTCTTGTCCCTAAAGGGTAACGATCCTGGTCGCATTGATCAATCCTCTGGATTGCTCTGATAGAGTTGCCAAAGGCAACGCTTACAACCCCATACGCAATTTTCTAAAGAAACCGTTCGCTGTTGCTCACTATTGCTATGGGTCCCCCCCACACACGTGGATTAATGTGCTTGTATCATGAGTTTGCCTTAATGAACAGTGCAAGGGACATCAGCGCCTCACCTAAAGGTGATTCCCCTTCGGGTGCGCTGTGTCGCACTGTATCATTAAGCTTTGCCTCATGATGACTGCACACCTTAACCACATGCGTTATGCCATGTCGGTTATAAAGTAAACGATAACAGAAAGGTTACAATGGAGTACGTTAAATACTATGAGTTGATAACAGATGAACACGATAGAAAAAGAGTTGTTGAGTTATCAATGTTAAAAGAAGAAGCTATAGTTAAAGCTGACTATGATAAAGTTAGTGAAATAGATAGCGAAATAAATAATATAACTAAAGGAGTTAAATATGATGGGTAGTGAATTAAATCAACAAGATTATTCAGATAGTAGATTAGATGATATGCAAGATGTATTAGATTGTGTTGATATAAAAGCTGGTGTTACTGGCTTTTTCAATACAGTTATATCACCATTTGCTGATCATCCAGATTGGTCAATGTTGGCTGAATGGAATGCTAATAGTATTATTGGTGTATTCCAAAGACATTATGAACAATGTATCAAAAGTCTAGATAAGACAAAAGACCTTATGCAGACTGCGTTACGAGAAGATGTTGGTAATGAGATCACTAAGCTAAATGTTGACAAGTTAATCTTTAGACGTGATGCTCAAGAAGTTAATATCAAAAGAGCTGAGTCTATATTGAATGAGTTTCTTCTATGTTATGAAACTACCTTTGGTAAGAAGTTTATGCCTCAAAGCAAAGCTCCTGTCAAAGATGTGACTAAGCAGATGAAAGAATACAATATGACTAGACTAAAAGAAGCTCTAGGTAAGTAATAATAAACAATCAAACCCGGTACTCTTAACAGGGTACTGGGTTTTTTTTATCGTTACAGCCTATTTTCAAAACGTTCGGCGTTGAAAA